TGCAAATACATCTGGGCTTCCATCAATACGTACATGACCACAAGAATCAGGATCTCCTTGCCTATTAACAGGAATATTGTTTGCAAAAACAGTTCCACTTCCGCTTGTAGTTTTCCATACCTTGTCCTTGTGTGGATAAGTCCACGGATAATGAAATGTTCCCATACTACCATCAACTGCTACTTCTAAATTATTAGCAAAAACAGTTGCTTGAGGTATTAAATCTATTATACCCGGAGGCGTTGCATTATTTTTATCTGATTTTCGTTGTACTTGTGGCATTAGAGCACTATCCCAGTTGTTGCTTCAATATATTTATCGGCTAATTCTTTAACCGCCGGAGCCATTGCAACAATTTGATCTTTGTTAATCCAAACTTTACTATTATCGCCTGTTGCAGGCCATTTAACCATTGCTACACCTTGCGTTGTTCCTTGCAAAGTCATTGAATTTTTTATATACTGAGCTCCATCTTCTGTAGACAGGCGGCCTATAACTTCATTGCCGCCTGCTAAACTTATAGACATTACTTGATCTTTGTCTTTACTTACTAGCATATTCCTCGTTTTGAGTAGGTATATCCATTAATTCTGTTAAGTCAACAGATTCGCAACCACCAGTATCAGCAGAACAGGCTAATTCCTGCGACCCTGCTGTAAAATCGCTTTTTTCAAAATTTGAAAGTTTAGTCCAATCAACGCCTTTAGGCATATTAATTAAACCTGCTTTAAATTCTTTTTCATTGCAATCTTGATACGGTGCTTGTCTATATGTATGTTCGCTAAATGGCAAGAACGAAACGCCACTTACCGAATCGAAGTGTTCCCAAACCCAATTACCAACTTCCATCCATTCGTCTTCTTTAACAGAGATAGTTACAGATGGTTTGTGTTCACACCAATGAGTTTGATACGTCATCCAAAGTTTTAATTGATCTACTGCCGACATATCAGTTCTAAATACCGAATCTTTTGGTGCTGACATTGGAAAACTAAAAACAGTTGTATGATTAGGTTTCATAACATCGGGTTCATTTGGAAAGCCTTCATCCATCATGAATTTACATAATGGATCTTTATTGTCTGCTCTTACAGTACGGATATAATAAGGATTATGACGGGCATGAATACCAGAAGCAGAATCAACGAGCTGAGACACAGTACCACTAGGTTTGACACAAGTAACACTGGCTGACTGATTAATTCCGAGTCTTTCTGCCCATTCTTTGTTTGTTCTGACAGCGACATTTCGTAATCCTTCCAATAGTGATTCTAATCCTTTTTTCTTTCCATTGGTTAACGGACTATCCATTATTCCTGTGAGGCTAACTCCAAGAAGTCGTTCCTCCTCGCAATTTCTGTTCCATTCTTTTGTGAGGTATTTAAAGTTAGTAAGGGTTGATTGAAAAGTTCCAAGGATAGTTGCAATTCGTACTTTCTCTTCCAGAGATTCAACATTGTCCCCTCTTCTGATAACGCATTCACTAAGGTTGCAGAATTCGCGGGACCGTAAAATGATTTCAGAGCACGGATTTGTGCCAAAGTCATGTCCAGGATCTCGTCGTTGTCCTTCATCGCCGTTCCTTTCATTAATTCTTTGCACTTGTGTCTGTGCAGATTTTCCGTTATAAACACCACGTTCACCGGATTTACTGTCATATAAACTAAGCCATTCTCTCATGAATGTGCCTATGTCTGGTTTGCCTTGATAGTTAACCGAATTATTTGCTAAAGCCCTCTGTCCATGTTGCTCCCACCAATTACCTGTTTTTGCAAATCGTAATTCTCTATCATTTAGATCAGATAAACTAATTAATGCACTACGTCTAACACCGCCTACAACAACAATTTCTGCTGTCTTACATACAATGTCGTGTGCTTCTATAGGTTTTAACTTTCGTCCTGCCGCTTGTTTAAATGTAGCAACAGTAAAATGAAACAAGTCATTAAGAGGCGCCGGTCCTGACGCTCTTCCACCAAATGTTTTTAATGGTGCTCCTGCTTCTCTAATTTTAGACAAATCCCATTTTGGAACTTGGCCTGTCCATACTAAGCCTAGCAATTCTTTAAATGCTTTTGCCCAACCTAACTTACTATCAGCAACAACTATTGTTGTATCTGTTGGCCAAAATTCACTAGCAACCGCTGGCATTTTGTCTGTAAATTTACTTTCAACACTAAAACCTACGCCTGTACCATTCATCAATATGTATAAAATCTCATCAAATGATCTTGGGTGATCTACTGCGACATATGAGCAATTATATCCTGCAACATTTTCTCGTTTTAATGCTTCTCCTGCAGTCATCATGCATCGCATACTCGGCATAACTTCTAATTTAAGAACTGCTTGTTCTAGTTCTTTACGTTCTTCTTTTTTTAATGTGTAGCCACATTCTTCTTTAATATGATTTTCAAAAAAATCAAAATAACGGGCAACAGTTTCGTTCCACGTTTCTCTTCTCTCTTTTTCATAGTCCCATCGTGCATACCTGGACAAATGAATAAATGATTGGTATTCGGTAGGTAAACCAGACATCAACACTCCTTTTAATTGTGTAATCTTGAATTGTATTTTATGATAATGCTAATTGCATGTAAAAACTATTTATTAGACTGATGTATTCCAGACCCGGATTTGGAAGAAAAACTCAGTTGCAGTGGCAACCGTATATTTTAAATCAACTATACTTGTCGCAATAACGGTTGAAAATGAAAATCCTAAGGTAGTTGATAAGTCCTCAAACGAATCGTGTAGACTTACTGCCGTTCCATCCGTAATAAATCGTAACGTACCAACTCTAAATGTTGAACCTTGTTTTAAAGAATAATCTAAAAACATGGTATTATAATATGAGGTGTTAAAACTGAAACCAGTATTAACATTTGTACCGGAGGCTAAAGTTACATGGTGTGCTTGTTGAGCTCCACCAGTCATTCCAACTTCACTGTTATAACCTACTTTTACATTAGGGGAACCTGTAGCAGTGACACCATTTACAAGTGTAACTTGGTTAGTTGCTAAGGTAAAATCTGTTGTTAATGCTAACTTACTGTAACCCGAGCCGGCATCGGCTAAAACAGTTAATGTATCAGGTTTAACAGTCTTATTGCTAAGAGTAAGAACTTGACTAGCACTTCCTGTACTTTGAAATGTTTCGTATGCATTGCCTATGAATAGGCGTTGTGTATCGGTGGCGTATCCAAATTCACCTTCATTAAGTACTGGTAAATCGGCTTGGTTGCCTCGCCGTACCTGCATTCGTGCTGTCGTTGTTGCCATTTATTATAAATCCTTAAAACGGGAGCTCTTCTCTAATTGTATTTAGCTCATAATATTTATCGACTGTTTTGGACCATTTATCTGCATATGATTCAAATTCCTCGCTTATATCAAACTCTTTAAAATTACCATCTCTATCCACCATTAAAATATAGCAATTTTTAATGTCTGTGTCAAACATTTTATTATGTGCTAATGCATAGGCAGTACCTTGTAAAAAATAATTTTCTACCCATTCACGTTTCTTTATTTTTTTAGATGTTTTAAAATCAATTATTGCGGGTTCGCCTTTGTATATACCAACTAAATCACTAGTACCAGCATAAAGTCCCGGATAAAAAAGAGTACATTCTACGCCCCAACATTCATCCATATTATCTTGTAAATTCGTTATAAGGGGCTTACTAATTTTTTCAGCCATTTGCCAAACCAAATTACCATTTGGTTTTGCCTCTACCTCTAACAAATAATTTTCAACAAGTTTATGAGTTGCAGTACCAAGTCCTGCCGCTTCTTTTTTAACTTTATTTGCTTCTTCTTTTCCTACACGTTTTTGCCATGCAAAAATTGCTGACTTATCAGATGTAGCATCTAATATTGATGTTACACTAGGTAAGTTTTCGTCGCCAACTTCATATACGCGACTGCCTTTTACCATCGAACGTTGTGATGCTGGATAATCATATTTTGGTTTCATTTTACCCCGGTAATTAAGTTATATAGATAATTCGCCCATTCCGCGACGGCTTCTTCTTCATAATAACCATAACCACTAGGTTTAGGTTGCACCGTTCTACATATATTATAGTATGTTTTGTAGCCTTTGTCAAGTTGAGATTTAATCTCGTATAACTTTTCTACTATATGAAAAACATAAACTTTATGTCCTCTATATTCTAATAATTCTTTACATCTGTCTATTTGTATTTTTTGATAGTCTGATGCACTATTAATATCAAATTTATTGTCAAGCCATTGTTGATATATTTCATCATCATCACTTGACTCTATAGATTTATTATTCCAGTACACTCTATCTGGAAATGTTGTCATAATAATAATTAATGATTTTTCAGTGGCAGGACTATTAGAAAGGGCAAGATGTATAATTTCTTCATTTGATCCAACTTCAACGCCATAATTTTCAACAGGCAAGTTTAATTTATTTCCTAGTAAAACAGGCCATGAGGAATTATGATCTTTTAACATAGAACCTTTGGTATGTGAATCACCAAAAGTTTTTAATTTTACCAGTAAATTTTCCAATCGAAGGTGTTGGTTGTAACGGTGTCTGTTACTCTCTCAACTGTATAGCC